TATATCATTAAAATTAGGATCTTCTGTGTATGAGTAAACCATGGAAGCTGGATCAACATAATCTAAAGTAACTCCCTCAGATAAATTAAAATTAGTTTTAGAAGCTCCTATTCCTAAAACCGCTAAATCATAAGCTATTCTTCTTTTTGTTTCATCATATTTATTATAATCAAAAACATTATTAATTGTTTCTTCTTCAGCTACTTCTATAGCTTGCTTATAATTTAATTGCAAATATAAATCAAGTTCATCTTTACTTGCTGGTAGCTGATCTGGTTGAGCAGTTGAAAAAAAGTTTTGTCCTGTAGCTTCATTCAATTTTTCAATATATTCTCTATTTATAATATCTCGAAGAGCTCTAAAAGCAAATTCAGTTCTTTCTTTAGTAGCAAAAGGATCAGTTGCAAATGATTTTATTTCGTAACCTTTGTCTGTCATACCATTTACTATAATATCGACAAACTTAGGAAGTATTGGCACAATTTTCCAATCTAAATTTAAATAAGATAAATCGCCATTAATAGACAATTCATCTTTATATTTTTGTATAGGTTGCTCACCTCTAGCGTATAAACGTAATCTATGAAAATTTTGAAAGTTTTGCAAATATCTATCGCCACTATAATCCTGGTTAAACCATTCATTTTCAATAGCTTGCGCAACCTGTAACCCATATTCATAACTGTTCTTTACTGCGTCTGGTACTACCTGATCTGGAAAGGAACTGTTATAATTTGTATAAACCATCTACTTATATTAATTTTGAAGTTACACCTTCGTTGTTATATTTTTTTAATCCTATACTCAAAGGCTTAAAAACCTTTTTTGCCGTTGGAGTATATTTATTTTTATTACATGCCATAATAGCAAGCCCCGAACTTATCGAAGCATCATGTTTAGTTCTACTATTTAAATTAAACTTTGACCAGTCATTTAATGTTCTTAAAAATAACATATTGCCATAAGTATCATTATTAAATCCAATATTTTCATCTATATACGATTCTATTGCAGCAGCATGAGCTTGTTTCATGTCTTCACTTGAATTAGGTATACCCCCTATTTCTTTTTCAGTTATAGATAATTTTGATCTTAACTTATCTGGTCTGTTCATAGAATATCCTCTATAGCCACGTCTTTTTAAATAATATAATAATCTAGGTTTATTATTTTCTGCAAGTATAGGCATTCCGTAAAAAACTAATGCCATTAATACATCTTCAAAAAATATTTCAGTATTATCAGGGCGAGATATATATTCTAAAAAAAACATATTTATAGGGGCATCTTCCATTGTAAATTTAGTTAACCCGTGTAGCGCCCCTTTAGAACCTCTGCCATCTACTGTACCAGAAATATCATAACTATCGCAACCAAATGCACCAATATGTTCATTGCCAGGATATTTTAAACCATTTTTTAAAATAATTTTATTTTGTAAATGTTGTGGCGGCACCCAAGATACATAAAATCTTCCATTATTACTAGGAACAAACATTATAGTTGTATCTTTTACACCATTAAACCATTGAAAATTACCTTGTGTTATTAAATTTTCATATTTAGTTTCTTCTAAATAATCAATTTGCTGATAAATTTTAGTTAAATTAAATAGTGATTCTTTTGTTTCATCACGGAATGCATGCTGCGTTGTTCTTGGAAATTGTCTATAAAACTCGTTAAGTGCGTCTTGATCAGTTTTTAAACCATCTACTTCGTTTAACCAATGGTCTATTACTCCAATCTCAATTTCCGTTTTGTCAATACCCTTGACGGACTGTTCGGGGGTATTGAAGACAGGTAATCCATAAATATCAATGAATCCTTCGTAATTCCATTCCATAGGAATGAACAAAGAATATAATCCTGAGCTAGTCTGTCCGTTACGGTTTCGATATTTGACATTAGAATTTTCATATATTTTTTTAAAGTTATCGCCTCCTTTATCTAATGAATTAGAAGTAGAGCCCATCATACATTTGCCAACAACTTTACTACCTAATCTTAATGTTGTTTTTGTTACACGCCAATTATTTATTATATTATCTGGTCTTTCCCACTTGCCTGATTCATCATGAGCTAATAACTTAAGTTTTTCACCATCATAAGAATTGTCCCCTGTATTTTTCCAATCTATAGTAGTATCAAGCCCGTCAATTTCTTGTAATTGTTCGCCTATTTCTATCTTCCTACGAGTTAGTTTGGAGGCTGGTACTCTATAGGCAAGCTCTGTCTTGGGGCGATCCATTCCGTCTTGCACGGGCTTGAAGAAGAATGGGTAATTAACACTGATTGGGACAACTTTGTCTGTGAACATTTTCTTTGCATCAGCTCCGGTTTTGGAGAGTATTCCAAATCGCGAATCGGAAGATACTGTTGCTTGGTTAACAAGTTCTGCCGAAGCCATGAAGCTAAATCCAGACCGTCTATTCTTGAGGTAGCATATTCCGTAACATCTTTTGTCTGCACGACATGCTTCCCAAAATATAAAGAATAGCCTGTTGGACTCGCGAAATTCAGCAGCGCCAACGTCAATTTTAGTCCACTGCAAGTACATGTAATGAGCACCAGTAATATAAGTAGGTTGCCCGTTATTATAGAAAGTAAATCCCTCATCCCTTCTTCTAAATTCGTTATCTATATAATCATACCATTGTTCTTTAAAGCTTTCGGGATAACCATTCCATTCAAAAACTGTTTTAATTTTTTGTAATTGTTTTGGATATGGTATTTTTTCCCAATACTGCTCTGCTTTTTTATTAGATCTTTTATAAAAATCATTAAGCAATGGTAAAGCTATTTTTAAATTTTGAATTTCATATATTTCACCTATTTGTCCAGTTTTGCTTATTATAATAATATCATGTTCTTTATTATAACCATATTGCCACTGTTTACTTTTATTATATTTTTTTAAAATATTAGGTTTAATATAATTATCTAAAACTTTATATAAATCTTGTTTATACATTATTTAGCTCTGCTTTCTGCAAATCCTCCAAATTTTGTTTTATTAGAATTTATATCTTTTAGAATATTTTTTTCTTGTTCTATTCTTGATAAAATTTCAAATGCATCAAATATTGCAAGCTTTTTAGTTGCTGCAGCATTTTTTAATCTATCCGCTGCTAAATCTTCAGAAGCATCATTAACTATAATTTCTTCTTCTGCAACTTTAATTAACTCCTCAACTGCCTTATGCCCAGCTTGGATTATATTCAGTTTGGTTTTTTTGACGTTCATATTTAATTACAATATCATTTGATTTCATACAATATAAAAACTCATTATTAATTAAAAATTCAAACTCTGAGTTTGGCGTAAAGCCTACACAGTCCCCAGATTTAATTTTAAGCTTATTTAAAGAGCTATTGTCATATTTTAATATACCAATATGATCTTGTAATTTTTGAAGCTTTAAATCGTCTTTATTTATCATTGGTTTAACAAAACATCGATCTCCAAAACTTTTCCAACCATTACCATCATCATATAAATAAATTTGATCTATTTGGCAAAAGTATTTATTTTCTTTAAAATATTTACTGCTATTTTTTTCTTGCCCTCTAATATCATAATATCTTCTAAATACATTATGATGAATCATAATTTTATAACCAGGCTTTATAGGAGTTTTATATGCTAAAGGTACTGAAATAACTTTAGCTATTTTATTAATAAACTTAAAAGCTTCTATACTTGTATTTAAAATTAATGTTTTGTCGTTTATTTTTTTTTCGTTGTTATATCTTTTGCCTAAAGGCTCAACAATAAAATCATAAACACTATTCATATTCTAAATTGTATTCGATAGAGATAGCCATGCTGTTATTAAATTTTTTCCATGGCAATACTTCTTTGCCTTTTTTTATATATATATTATAAGAATTATCAGAATCGTCAAATATGATGTAAGCTATTTTATGACCCCCGTAAACTTCTTGTCCTAAAGAGTAATGCATAGCATCATTTTTATAATCAGAACCAATACTGATTTTTCTTATAATACTAGACATCTTTATTGTCTTCTGCTTTTTTTGGTTGTTCAACCGGCTTATAAATACCTGTTTCAAGATCAATAGTTATAGCACCATAAATGCCTTCTAACTCTTTCTTAAAATCTTCGTTTTCTTTTATAAGACCTGCGTAGTCATGCAAAAATAAATGCTTTTGATTTTCTACCTGTCCAATGTCTCTTAAAAGATTATTCATTTTAAGTTGATGATCTTTAATTTTCTTTAATTGATCTTCTGTAATTTTTTGTTCTACGTTTTTCATTTGATTAAATTTAGATTAATAATTATTTTAAAATAGTGCTAATAAATTTGTTACTGTAGTTGCAGCATCTGTGTTATGTATTTGCCTGCAAGCTACGGGTACAAAAGTACCAGCTGTTAACCCCGTCAATACAGTAGGGTCAAAGCCGTTAAGGCTGTCGTTAGCTAATGTTACTTTAACATTGCCAGCTGATCCTACATAGAGCGATGGTAATCTATCACGAAAAATACCACTTGGTACTTCTAAATCAGCGCCTGCTAATGTAGCAGTTACATCTCCCGTAATGTTTGAAACTCCAAAAGCTAAGTTAAGAGAATCTGCATTAAAAATAATAGTATCTCCTGAATCAGCTATATTAGGGCCTTGTTCAATTACTGTTACTGCACTTACAGCACCTGCTCCATCTGTTGTAATTGCAAATGTAGCAAATCCTCCATATTGTGCACTTCTAGCTGCGCCTCCCGTTGGGGATAATCCATAACTTCCGCCTGAGGAATAAGCAATTGCTGTTTGTGATGCTGGACCATTTGCCGTTGAATCTACTATGCTACTTAAATCTTGCGCTTTTAATGTTTTTTCCGCTAGCATGTCAATTGCAGTTACTGCAAAATCACTAAAATTTTTTTGATAACTTCCCATTTTATTTTGTTTTATCTTTTACTTTTTCAAATGTTCTTAGACCGCCTAAACCTAACATACCTAGTAGTACAGTCATTAAATGTTCCATTTGTAATGCAGGTGGAACATCCTGCGGTTCTAATGCCCAAATAAATAAATCTCTTATTATAAAATTATAAGCTAATGCTACGCCACATACCCATCCTATAAATGGTCGCCAGCCAGCTACAAATACTGTTCTATGACCAGCTTCAATTTCATTTATTTTTGTTTGAATAGATATAAGCTCATTAGGATCTAATTCTTTTCCTTTAATTGCTTCCCTTATTTCCCAGGCTAAATTGCCTGCAACGGACTTACGGCCATTTCCGCCTTTTAAAAGTCCTATTAAAAATTTTAACATTTAATTACGCATTATATGCCTCGGCCTCCCAAGGTAATTTTTTATTACCTTCATGCATTTTATTTCTTGGATACATCTTTCCTTTCCAATAAACGTTATCATCGTCATAATCTAAATCCCCTCTACGAAATTGTTTTATATGAACCATCTCATGTTTTATAACCCGCCCTCTCTCGCACGGGTCTAATTTACTATTAATTAAAATAGTTTCATTGCGATTTGCTTTACCAAGAGTATCATCTCCTAGATCAACATGATAAACTGGGACTCCTAATGGTTTATATGGAGGATTATTTAACTTAAACGCCATTTTGTCTATATGGAAATTTTTTATTAAACCATTCTTGTCTAGCAGCACAGCCGCAAGGGATGTTTAATCCCTCGCTGACTCTGTCTACTATTGATTTAACACCGGTCACGGTAGTAAATTTGTGAATATCATCACCAAGTCCGGTTGATTTCATAAATTAGTTATTATGACCATTGAATATCACTCCAGTACATTTGCAATGGAGTTGACGCTTGGTCTTTACCTAATTGTGCGCTAGCTTTTACGCCACCTGGATTAGCAGTTAGAGCTGATTTTACAGCATCTCCTAATGGTGCGCCTGTTGAATTAGTAGGATTTACTTGTGACGTACTAGACGTACTAGCTGTAAAAGTAACAGTATCTTTTCCACTAGGTAGTGCATTTAAAACTACTTCTAAAGTTTGAGCAGCGGTTTGTTTTATTTCAGTAACCAATTCTGCATTAATTAAATGTTTTGTGTTTAAATAACTAGACGCGTTACCTAAAACGTTAAATTCGATAAATTTTGCCATTTTTTGTTGTTGTTTATGTTAATGTTTATGTTTATGTTTTGGTTAGATTTATACAGTTCTAATCTGTTTTATTTAACTATCTTCTTCCAAATTTTAAGGCTTTCATAGGGCTTTTCATCATACTTGGTCCCTCAAAATCTCTGCGCGATCTACTAAGATCCCCTTTATTACCACCATACTTTTGTTCTTTAACGGGTGATTTATGTCCCATTTTAGCTGGTGACTTATGACCCATACTTGGCCCTGCAAAGTCTCTACGTGATCTGCTTTCGTCTCCTTTATTACCACCATACTTTTGTTCTTTAACTGGTGATCCTTTCATACTTACCGACTGTAATCTTTTTGTTCTAAGATCTTTTAATCTTTCAAATTTTTTAATTGTATCTCCTTGTTTTGATCCACTTAAACTTTCTTCTAAATTTCTTCTTTCAGTTATTGGTAAATTTTGTGTATTAGTGTTGCTTCCATAAGCTACATCTCGCATTTCATTAGAAACGTTAGCAGACTGTATATGTAATCCTTTATCTTTATAGGACTTCGCACCTTTTTTTATTTGCTTTTCTAATGTTTCATATGAAGGAGCAGTTAGCACTACTTCGTCAGCATCTGATTTAAAACCCTTAGGTGCGCCTGGATCTTTAAAAGGTTTTATATTATTAATAGGATTAGTTTTCATATTAACGCCTTCAGTTCCTTGACCTGCTATGTCTTCTACTGGCATATATTTTAAGTCATCGTCCATAACTTTCATAGGGCTGTTAGGGTCTCCCATCATTGCTACTCCTTTTGAATACTTAGGATGATTACCTGAGTATTCGCCTGCATAACCTCTTCGTTTGTACATGTCATGCTCAAAATTTTCTAAGTAATGCAGCCTTGCTTTACCGGTAAGCTTTTTATTGTAAGCTTCTTTTAAATTATACTTTGTCGCGTCCATTATATGTTGTTTTAGTTAACTAATTAATATTTAGCAGTTCCAGCGACGTCTCGCTGCTCTACCTCTTTTTGACTTCCATCCTTTTGATCTTGCACAAAAAGATTTTCTTCTTTTCCAAGCTTTACTTCCCCTTTTTAGTTTTTTAGGATCAGTAGTTACTGCTGTTTTTAATTTACTGCCTGGATTATCTTTTCTATATTTTCTAACACCTTTTTCTGACATACCGCCTCCAGCGTCTGCCCCGGTGCCTGTGTCTTTAGCCTTATTATAATATCCTAAAGATTTTTTACGTGAAGGTGCATCTCCTTTTTTAGCAAAGGGCGAGTTAGTTTGCACGTAAGCCATAGTTTATTTTTTAATGTTCCACCACTTAGTTACTGTATATCCTATAGTAACTAATAAAAGTATAATTTTTAGCCACCACTCAATGTCCATCATTGTAACCCCTAATGTAACAGAATTTATTACATATAGTTTTAAATCGGCAATATTCATTTTATTCGCCTCTGGCAGATTTTGCTATTTGTGTAATAGGGCCGCCTTTATACATACATGGAGCTTTTTTAACCTGAACTGGGTTACTACCAGAACTACTTCCGCCAACCATTGGAAAACCTGTAGTGTCCATTGGGCCACTCCATAAAGCGTCTGCGCCTACTACGCCTTCTTCTGCTTTAATTACTGCTGATGTTTTTTTTCTCATTTTATCTGTATTTATCTTTGTTTACATTATGTATAGATTTTTGTAATACTTTTTCAATATACGTTTTACCTAACATAATTTTATTTCTTCTTTTACTAATAGGAATATCTATTTCCCCTAATATAATTTTATAAATTGTATTTATTAATCTTTTACCTTTAAATGTAACATTATAAATATTATACTTTTGCGACGTTCTATTCCGTTCACGCCAAACTTTTATCCAGCCATTTTTTAATAATCTATTCCATCTGCGATTATCCCAACTATAAGAATAAGATCCTTCTTTAAAATCAATTTTAGTAAACAGCTCTATGCAATCTAAATAAATAAGTAACTCTAAATCAGGCTCATTTAAATTATTATTTTTGCTTGCCCATTTTCTAATTATTCTATAATGCTTAAAAAGATTTAAACTTTTTAAATCAGCTGGTTCTAATTGTTTCATAAAACAATAACTACATCATGCTCTTTAATAACTTGAAATATTTCTTTTTTAAATTCAACGTCATGGCCAGCATGCTTGTCATAAAAAATATTATCATTTTCTTTAACCCCCACAACCTCAGAGCCTATCGATATTACTTGTGCTTTATTATATCTTAAATCTTCTCGTATCTTTTCTGTTAATAATAAACCACCTTTAGTTTTTGATATACCTTGCTTTTCTTTTTTTATAATAATATTTTTACCCACCGCTCTCATTTGTTCTTAAATTATTAATTACACAATCGGTAGATAAAATAGTAGTTGCAACGGATGCTGCATTTTTTAAAGCTGTTTTCGTTACTAGCAGCGGGTCAATAATTCCTGATTTAATCATATTGACTTTTTTGCCAGAAATAACATCTATACCCCAACCTTCTTTAGCATTGTAATCAACTGTTAAATTACCATTATCTAATATAGTATTATAAGGAGCAGTTATAGAATCTAATAAAATTTGTTCAGCTGTATTTTTAGCAACAATATTTTGATAAGCATTTAAAAGAGCAACACCACCTCCGGGAACAATACCTTCTTTAATTGCAGCTTTAGTAGCAAAAATAGCGTCTTCAACTCTGTCTGCTTTTTCTTTTAATTCAATACTAGTTTCTGCACCAACTTTAACAGTTGCAATTTTAGCTGAGAGTGTTGCTAATCTTTTTTCTAATCGCTGTATTTCAGCAGTATTTTTTGTATCATTAATTTGTTGTTTAACATTTTTAATAATACTTTTTACACTATCTTCTATTTCAGCAACCTTAATTATAGTTTCAGTATCTGTAGTTATAGCTTTTACACAATGACCAAGAAATTCTGGTTGTATTAAATCCATATCATCTCCTAAATCTTCATTAACGATTTTAGCTTTAGTTAATAATGCTAAATCTGTTAAAGTATCTTTTTTTGACACACCGTACGTAGGAGCATTAATAATATTAATTTTAATATTACCTTTCATTTTATTCATTGCAAGGGTTGAAATAACTTTAGGATCAACATCTGCAATAATTAAAAGAGATTTATTATTCTTAATTACAAACTCTAATACTGATTGAATTTTTCTAATACTTTCAATCGGAGATTCTACAATTAAAACTAAAGCATTTTCTAATTCAGCTACCCTAGTATCTTTTCTAGTTATAAAATTTGAATTAGTTAATCCTTTATTATATTGTATACCATCTATTAATTCACAAGTTGTTTCTGCATTTTCTGTAGTTTCCATTATAACTACTCCTGTTTCATCTACAGATCTATATGCATCAGCTATTACTTTACCTAGTTTTATATCATTGTTAGTAGATATACTAGCAACTTGATCAATCATTTCTCCTGTTACTTTTACAGAAGTTTTTTCTAAAT